AAAAACTATTTGTTGATTGTCTAGAAGATTTGAAAAAACCTATTGCCGATCTGTGTGCCAAGTATCCAATCGCTTTGGTTGAGTCGGCACTGATTGAATTGGGTATGCGTATGATATTAACAACGGCAGGAAGTTTGCCCGCGTTACATATGCTATCGGTTTGTGTGCAGAACGCCACATCAATAGGACACTTAATAGAAAAAGACATTGCTTCCATGAGGGAAGAAGGTCAGGAACCAGATGCATTGGAGGATTGGTTATATAATGCAAACATTACAGGAAAAACAATACATTAATCATGTTCCAACCCAACTAAAATATTGGGCAGATCAAATGTATGACGCAGAATTTGAGGAACGTTGGCGTGCATATCATGAAGCGCAAGGTATGTACAATTATTACAAAGCATTAAACGATGAAGGGATAGAACATGAACCAAATTTTTAAGGTTACACCGAAACATGATCTATCTTGGTACATTAAATGGGCGGCGACAGTTATTCTATTAACTGGCATGTCATTGACTAGCCTTGAAGTTGCCCCCTTTAATCTGTTCTTTCATTTAGTGGGTGTGTCTGGTTGGTTAGTCGTGGGGATGTTGTGGCACGATCGCGCACTAATAACAATCAATTCAGTAGGTGTATTTATTTTCTTGACAGGGATAGGTAAATACTATATTATGTAATTCAATAAGGAGGTGTGTGTGAAACAACTTTATAAATATATTGCAAACAAAATACGTACGTTCAAGAAGTGGACAATGCGTAAATACAAACCTCATAAAAAATATATGAGAGGAAGGAAATAAAAAATGACAAACCACGAGTTAATAAAATTATTAAAAAAGAATTTTACTGATGTAGAGTTTGAGACCTTTGAAGATATTGAGGGATTAGTAAGAGTAAATTTTGTAACAGATGAGGAGGAATAACAAATGAAATTTGATGTAACAACAAGTCATATGTTTACACAGCATTGGATAGTAGACGCAAAGGACAAGGACGCAGCGGCGCAACAAGTCATGCAGTCTGACATGAAGTTTGATAAATCAAGTCGTAAGTTTGTATCAAACAAATTGACAATGGGTTTGGTTACAATACCAGACGCCAAGATTATGGCAGTCGAACCACTTGACCAATTAGAAACAAACTATGATGAAATCAAAGTGGAAGACGTACCTTATGAAGGGACAGATCCAGAATGAAAATAGATGTACGGAGTAACGAGTCTTTATATGTAGAACTCAATGGTTGGGTATACTACATTGATGATTCAACAGGCGAGCAGATCGTAAACAAATGGAGAGCTGATGACCAAGACGAATGAGTTAGAAATACCAACAGAACTTTTAGAAAAAGATCCGTTGGAGTTGGCCGAGAATCAACAAGACATAGATACAATCATTGCGTATTTAAAAGCAACTCGTGAGAATATTAGAGCCGCGGAAAAATCTGGTAAAAGAATTACAGGTAAGACAGCGAGAACAAAAACAAAACCCGTTACTGAGGGGAGCATACTCGATGTGCTAGTTAAAGATGTCTAAGCCAGATAAAGTACCTAAGTATATTTATGTAAACGATAAACCAAAACAAGTGGTGTGGGATACGTCAAGTCTTTCAACTTTCTTGGCGTGTCCTCGTTTATATAATCTAACAAACCTGCGCGGGTATAAGTTAAAGAGTTATGGTACGGTCACGGGCTTTGGTTCCGCGGTGCATGACGCGTATGAGATACTAGATAGAGGCAGGTTTCATGGTAAAGATAAACAAGAGACAATGCGTGAAGCTATTACATATACTTTAAAAACATACGGCCCAGATCTTGCACAAGCAGAAGATAAAGCGAGAGGATTAGAAGCTACCCTTCGTGCAATCGTGTGGCGCGTAGAAGAATACTGGGATGACAACATTAAGATTGCGGCCATGCCAGACGGCGAGCCGTGTCTTGAGAAAAGATTTGAAGTACCCTTTGGTGAGACAGGTAAAAGATTTTCTGGCAGGATAGATAAGATTGTAGAGTTTGAAGGTGGATTATATTTATGTGATACCAAAACAACAAAGGCATCTTTATCTGAAATGTATTTCAGAATGTACCAACCAAACAATCAAGTGTATGCGTACCTATGGGCGGCGCGTCACATATTAGATTTACCAGTGCGGGGATTTATTATTGATGCAGTACAAACAGGTGTGCATTTTTGCAGATTCAATCGTGCAGTATTTAATGTATCTAACTTATCTATTGATGAGTGGTATCATGACACAGCATACAATTTAAATGTGTCCGACACATACCATGAACATGAATACTACCCAGCTAACTTTACATCGTGTGGAAATTATGGTGGATGTAAGTTTAGAGAGATGTGTTCTGAATCACCAGATCATCGCATGACTATACTGAATGAAGACTTTGAAGTGTCGTTACATAATGACCTTGTTCGTGAAGGCGAGATCATTGATGCAAAAGAATTGTTTAGTAAAAAATAAGTGTTGACAAAAATTTTAATTATGATAATATTACAAAATACAGGAGATAAATATGGCAAGCATAAAGAATCATACATCAGTAGATGTAACCAAGCTATTACTCGTAGGAGATAGTGGCTCTGGGAAAACGGCTTCATTAGCCACCCTTGCAAATGCAGGATACAAGTTACGTATCTTAGATTATGACAACGGCTTAGACATTTTACCCGAGTTCTTAACGGACACAGGTGTCAACAACGTTTCTTATGTAACGTTGAAAGATCCTATGGGTAAAGCGGAGGCATTTCGTAAGGGGGCAGCTTTGATTTCCAACTGGAAAGATGGCGACGAAGAGTTCGGCCCTGTATCTAAATGGACTAACAAAGATGTGTTAGTTATTGATAGCTTAACGTTAATGGGTGAGGCGGCACTTCGTGCGGCTCTTGTTTTTAACAATAAGAAATCTACAGATCAAGCCTCGCAACCCGAATGGGGAACGGCGGCTCGTGATGTACAACATATCATACAGTACATTACAGGATCGGAAACGCCTTGTAACGTAGTTGTTACAACGCACATGCAATACATGGAAGGAGACTTGGGAGTGTCTAAAGCATACCCAACTAGCGTAGGTTCTAAACTATCTACAAAGCTAGGAAGATACTTCAACTGTGTATGCAGAATTGATACACGTTCTTCTAGCAAAGGAACCGAGCGTACATTACGTACTGTATCTGATCACAGAATGGATCTCAAAGTTACTGCACCAAGTCTTATTGGTCAGCAAACTGAGTTGGATCTAGCTAAACTGTTCAGTGCAATACAACAAAATGCACGCAAAAAATTGTCGGCTGACAATGTAGTAAACCTAAAAGGAGGTAATTAATGGCTGATATTCAAGACTTTTTATCGATGAACCCGGATGACGTACAGGAATCCATAGTGCTACCAGAGGGTAGCTATGACTTTGTGATCACCTCGTATCGTTCGGATAAAGTTGGTGAAAACCAAAACGAAATCGTAAGACTCAACGTCAAGGCAAATGCTGTCTTGGAATCTGAGATTACGGACAGTGACTTAGATCATTGTGAACCTACCAGACTAGAGTTCTGGGCGACATCCCGTGCAATGGGGCAAGGGAATCCTGTCATCTCAATCAAGAAGTTCTTAACCAACACCTTGAGTTTGAGTGGCGCTAGCTTTGGCGAAATGCTAGAGCAAAGCATCGGTCAAACTTTTTCTGGTGTGGTAAAGCACGAGATGGTAGGCAGGAACAAAGACATCCTGCAAGCGTCTGTTAAACGAATAATTAACAAGGCGGCATAGACAAATGGGTGAGTATGCAGTAAATAAAAACGTAGCATCGCAACTTACTGAGGGGGCAAGGATTGCGATAGTCATGGACTACCCGACCGTGACTGAAGTACGATTAAACAAGATGCTTGCCGGGGATTATATTCTTGGCAAAGTTTGTAAACTAGCAGGGATAAAGCTAGAAGATTGCATGCTCACCCACGTCTTTCAAAGACGACCGGCACAGGAAAACTTACAAAACTTTTTTCACAAGAGGAGTGAATACAAGGCTTTGTGCAAAGGTACAGAGTGGCGAACACCCTATCCGTCCTCGACGCTAGGGTTTCTCAAACAGGAGGCGCAACCACATCTGGAGAGGCTGTACAAGGAGATCAATGATATTAAACCTAATGTTATATTAGCACTGGGGGCAGTATCATTGTGGGCATTCACAGGGTATGATAAGATTGGAACTTATAGAGGAGCGCTCATCTCCTCTAACACCTCGCACATCAATGATGATATAAAAATAGTTCCCTCTTATGCCCTGTCGAGTGTCGCTAGAAATTACGCATTGAGATCTATCATGTATTCAGATTTCAAAAAAGCATTACAAGAATCAGAAACAACAGACATAGTAAATATAGAAAGAGAACTCTGGATCGAACCGAGTATAAACGACTTAGATAAATTTAAAGAAGACTTCATAAAGAAGGATAACGCAAAACAACCTTTGTCATTTGACATTGAAACAGCAGGCGGGCGAATAACTTGTATTGGGTTTGCCCCCTCTCCGACTCATGCCATTGTAGTTCCATTCACGTACGGATACTGGAAGAATGATGATGAAACTAAAGCATGGGACTGGGTTCGAGATTTACTAGAAGATAAACAGATTGTAAAGGTGGCACAGAATCAATCATATGATGTGTCATGGTTAAAGTATAAACAAAACATAGATGTAAAGGGTATTGTACATGATACGATGCATGCTCAACATTCTTTACAACCAGAAATGGAAAAAGGTTTAGGCTTCTTAGGCTCCATATACACTAACGAGGGTGCATGGAAAACTCTAGCCAAGTTTTCAGATAGCACGAAAGCCGATGAATAGTGAAGCGACCAAATTACTTTTCTGCCAAAGACGTTGATGAACGTTGGGCGGATCAAGTCAACACCGTCCGACTCTGGCGTGCTGTTATTGATCAAGTCTTACAAGATTTAATTTACGAAGGCAAAGGAAAAGACGACAAGCGATCACATTTAACTGCATGGGAGTGGTTGAATGACACAACAAAAGGTAATGACTTTGCGTTTGTCTGTGAGTTAGCAGACTTAGATGAAGCAAGAACACGTAAAGAAATTTACAAACTAATGGAGAAATTTTATGGTAATAAATATAGAAGAAAACTTAAGACAAGCCTTGAAAATATTAAAAGGGCCAAGAGAAAAAGAGTACGGAAATAAAAAAGATAATCATGAAAACATCGCAGGTTTATGGTCAGCATATTTAGATACTAAAGTTTCAGCACACGATGTTTCCATCTTAATGTTACTGTTAAAGGTAGCAAGATTGAAGTCTGGTCAACCTTCCAAAGATACATATGTAGACATGGTAGGGTATTCAGCAATAGCGGGGGAACTGAGTGATAAAAGTAAGCAATAATAATTTAGATTTAAAACCATACAACGACGAGCAGATCAACTGGATATACTGTGCATTAGATTGTACGTTGACACAAGAGATTTGGTCTAAGATATCAGAAGAACTTGATGAGACAACAAAAGGTACGTATGAGTTTGAACTAAAAAGTCTTAAGCCTGCAATGGCTATGACGTTACGCGGTTTAAAAGTAGATGAAGATAAAGTCAAGGCAATAAAAAAACCTCTTAAAGAAAAGAGATTACGTCTTGAAAGAATGTTGCATTTGTTTTCACAAGCGGTATCTGGTAAAGATTTAAATCACAACAGCCCGGTGCAGTTGAAGAAAATTTTATATGAAGATTTAAATTTACCACCAGTTGTTTCTTATGCTAAAGGTAAACAAAAGATATCAACCAATAGAGATGCTTTAGAATCTTTATCGGATTCTTATCCAAGAGCCAGACCTTTTTGCAGAACAATACTTGCACTGCGTGACATTGATAAAAACTTAGGAGTGCTTGCATCAAAGCGTGACCCTGATGGTAGAATAAGATGTTCTTACAATGTAGCGGGTACAGAGACAGGCAGGTGGTCATCAAGAGAATCACCATGGCGTACTGGTACAAACTTACAAAACATAACAAAAGATTTACGTGAAGTATTTATACCAGATACAGGTAAGCAAATGTTTTATGCAGACTTAGAACAAGCAGAGTCACGTGCCGTTGCATACTTGGCTGCGGATGAAAACTATATCAACGTGTGTGAAAGTACTGACTTGCATACTGAAGTTGTTAAAATGGTATGGCCTAACATGGGTTGGACAAACGATCCAAAACAAGATAGAGCTAT